CGTCACCGACGGGGGCTTCGGCCTTCAACCCCGACGTCGCTGTCACCGTCAACGCAGGTACCGACAAGGTGATCGGTCCATTCCCAACGGCTCGGTTCAACGACGCCAACGGTCGAGTCCAGATGTCTTGGTCGGCTACAACGTCAGTGACCTGGGAAGCCGTCGCAACCGAGTAAGGAGGACTCGAGATGAGTCGAAACGCAGACCCCCAGAACCCACAGAGCAAGGAAGACGTCATCTACCTCGCCCAGCGAGACATGCTGAGCGATGAGATGGTGGAGCAGCTCGGCGGTCGTGAGACCATCGACGCGTTGCTCCGGGGCGAAGACGTCAAGCTCAAGAAGCCTCGCACCAAGGGTAAGAAGGCGCAAGCTGACGAACCCGAGACCGAGGATGAGGGCGAAGACGCCGAGGGTGACGAAGAAGAGCAGGCGGAAGACGCCGGCGAAGACGCTGAGTAGGAGGTGAACCGATGGCCATGACTGACTCTGAGAGGTTGCGAAGCCTGCTAGGCGAAACGATCGCCTCGGGAAAGTCGGCCTCGGACACCTTGTTCAGCGAAGACCAGATCAACGACCTCCTCGAGCGGCACGGCTCCCCAGGGGCGGCTCGGCGTGAGGGCCTGGAGATGAAAGCCGCAGCCCTCGCCACTCTGGTCACTACTACGGAAGGTTCATCCACACGCAAGCTCACCGACGCACACCGTGCGGTATTGGCTGAGTTGCGTGAGTTCGGAGTGAGCGGCAACACGGGCACCACCAAGATCCATCGGATCGTGAGGGACCGCTGATGCCTTCTACCTCTTCCAGCATCGTCGAGCAGAAGATGCAGCTCCGCCAAACGGAGGAGTTCATCTCTTCAGCTCCAGTGCAGATCGAGCTGGTTCGTACCGAGCGGCAGCTTGACACCGAAGATAGAGGCGGCATCGTCAAGACTGCGACGCGGACACTAGACCCGCAGACGGTGCGGTTGGCTTACGCACCTCCTCGTCGCCGACGTCTCGAGAACAGCCCGCCCAACGAAACCTTCGGCGAGCTCACGTACGAAAAGAACTACTTGGTCGGCATGCCCGACCTCGACATCCAGACCAACGACACCTTCGTGTACCCGGTCGATGGTGTGGTCTACGAGGTGCTGTACGTCTTCGAGGATCGCCAGTACAAGACGATTGCGAACGTCGGCACGTTTGGAGGATAGGTGACTACCCCCGTTTCTGGGTCCAAAGCTACGGTCACCAGCGGTGGCGGTATTCGCTGGACTCAGAACCCCTTCGCTTCGGGCGGGTCAGCTGCCACTCTAATCCTGAAGATGCACGCTGGTCTAGCCGCTGCGACTACCGGCTTCGCCGCTGAGGTTCAGGCCTACGCTAGAGAGCACGCGCCGTGGGAAGACCGCACTGGCGATGCTCGGCAGGGCTTGACGGCAGAGGGTCGACAGCGCCTCACCAGTTACACGGTTGTTCTGTACCACACGGTCGACTACGGCATCTGGCTCGAAACCAGGTGGGATGGAAGGTACGCCATCATCATCCCGACGATCCTGCACATGGGTCACGAGCTCATGGATCGCCTCGACATAGCGGCAATCGTTGCAGGGAGGATATGATGGTCGATCTCCGAAAGGTCGTTTTCCGGGCGCTCAAGGGCGACGGCGAGCTGAACGAGTTGATCCAAGGCCGCATCTACCAAAGAAGCGCCACGGTCGAACAGCCTCCTGGTCAAGTCCCCTACGTCGTTTACTTCCTGGGCCAAATCTTCAACAAGGGCCCTTCCGCCCTCCGGGCGACGACTCAAGGCATTCAGGTGTGGGTGCACGATGAGCCCGGGGACTACTTCACCATCGACCAGATTCTCTCCAGGGTCAAAGACGTTCTCGAGGCCGTGCCCGAGGGTAACCCCGTAGGGTTTCTCGGCATTCGTCACGCAGAGACTAGCCAAGACCTCTGGGATGACCTGCTCAAGCACATCGTCCGGTTCGGTCGCTACGATGCGACCCTGACTTAGGAGAGACAATGCCGAAGAAGGAAGACGCGGCGGACAACGTTCGTTTGCAGTTCAGCGGGTTGGAGCACGTGCGTGAGGTGCGTCGCTCTGACCTTGGAGTGTTCCCAGAATCCGACGAGGTTCTGACCTGGTCACGGGACAACAACTTCATCTGCCCGGTGGAGTTGACCCCGCAGGAAGTCCAGGTTCTCGCCGGAAGCGGGGGCAGTTGGGCAGTGGTGACGGAGGAGAGCTCCACCGCTCCCGAGGAAGAGCAGGCAGAGATCGAGCTTCCGACGGTGACCGTCCCCTCGGGTGACGCGTCGACTGACGATCAAGCAAGCGATCAGGCTGACCTGTAGGCAGCGCCAATCGTTCTCTAAGCGATTGGTACTGCCAGTCGGGCGTGATTACGCATAGCGCGTAACCCTCACGCTTAGGGAAAAGTCTGGAGAAGTGACCGATGGAGCTTCGCTGCTCTAAGAAACTTCACGGCATCCTTCGAGATGATGGGACCGTAGAGTTCAGGTGCGACAGCAAGTTCTGCGGGCATGCTCCTGGCGTGGTGGTCCTCCACCGGTTCGACGTCAACACGGGCGAGCTGGTGGAAACTCTCAGCTTCAAGAATCCCACACAAGGGGAAAGGAGTACGTCAGATGGCAATTGCCACGAACTCACTGCCGTACGGACTGCGGGACGTCAAGGTCGCTCCGCTGGACTCGTCGGACGCGATCGGAACGAAGGTTGACCTGCCTGCTTCGCAGACGTTCAGCTTCTCGGAGACAGAAGAGACGGCAGAGCTCCGAGGCGACGACATCCTCATCGCCATCAAGGGTGCTGGGCCGGTCGTCGAGTGGGACCTCGAGTCCGGCGGCATCTCGCTCGCCGCGTACACGGTTCTCGCCGGCGGCACGTATTCCCTCACGGGAATCACCCCGAACCAGATCCGCAAGGTTGCCAAGGCTGGAACCGACATCCGGCCGTACTTCTACGTCGAGGGCCAGGCCATCTCCGACAGCGGCGGGGACTTCCATGGCAAGGTCTTCAAGTGCAAGCTCGACGGGGCGATCGAGGGCGACATGAAGGACAAGGAATTCTGGATCTCCAAGTGCTCAGGCAAGGGGATCCCGAACTCATCGAACCAGCTCTACGAGCTGATCCAGAACGAGACGGCGACTGCCATCACCTGATAGTCGAGGGCTGGAAAGAGTGAGAGTGAGTGAGTCGCTATATAAAAGCGACACTCACTCACTCACTCTCACTCATCCTGCTCAGCCCGACGACGGAAGGTGCCACAAGAAAGAAAGCTCCGGAGCCCAAGGAGGCCAGAATGAGCAACAAGCAAAAGATCAAGAAGCCCGTCACTTCCGTGTCAGACTGGAAGGCGACCAACAAGCCCGAGCCTTTGGAGCTCCCGAGCGGCAACGTCGCTCTGGTGAAGCCCGCAGGCATGGAGGCTTTTCTCTCTGCTGGGATGATTCCCAACTCGCTGCTGAAGATCGTGACCAAGGCACTCGAAGCTGGTCAGGCCCAGAAGGCCGACGAGCTCGACATGGCACAGATTTTCGCCGAGATCGCAGATGACCCTGCGAAGCTCCAGAGCGTATTCGAGCTGGCGGACAACGCCACCGTGTACTGCGTGATCGAGCCCAAGGTCAATCCCCTCCCTCAGCAAGGCGAAGACCGTGATGAGGCCCTGTTGTACGTGGACGAGGTCGACGCCGAAGACAAGCTCTTCATCATGAACTTCGCCATGGGAGGCACCCGGGCGCTCGAGCCGTTTCGTGAAGCAACCTCTGGCGGTGTGGGACCTGTACCAACGGGCGACGACGTTCCACGTACTGCCGAGTCAGCTTCTTCGGATCACTGACGACTACGCCGCGTTCTGCCTTGACCAGGCAGTCCAGTACTTCGGCACCGGTCTAACCAACATGCTTGATGAGGCTAGCGAGGGGGAGAAAAAGCCGGCCAGGGCCAAGCAGACGAGGCAGAGAATCCTCGACAAGGTTCTACGACCAGGCGAGACGCCTAATAGGTTCGCCGACCCGGCGGGCAAGTTCTGAATTAGGAAGGACTCGTTGTGGCTGAGGACTACAGTCTCGGTACAGCAAGAGGGTACATCGAGCTGGACGCCTCGTCGTTGTCGCGTGCTGCGGCTGCTTTCGATCTTCTCGGCAACAAGATGCTCCTCATCGGTGGCCTTGCCATCGCTGGGTTTGGTTACGCCGTCAAGTCTGCGGCTGACTTCGAGCAGCAGATGTCCCGGTTTGGGGCGGTTGGTAGTGCGACCGAATCCCAGATGGACAAGATCCGTGAGAAGGCCCTCCAACTGGGTCGGGACTCTGCGTACGGTGCTGGCGAGGTCGTTAAGGCGTTCACTGAGCTGGCTTACGCGGGCGCATCGACGAGAGAGATCATCGACGGTCTCGGCGATGCCACTGTGTACTTGGCAGCCGCTGGTGAGATTCCACTGGCAGATGCGGCTACAACGCTGATCAACACTCTCCGGCAGTTCAACCTGCCTGCCTCTAAGGCAGTCGAGGTCGCTAACGAGATCGCCCGGGCTGCCAACGCATCGACCATCAACATCGACGACTTGAATACCTCGTTGCGCTACGTGGGTTCGACTGCTGCGCAGATGGGCCTCCCCTTCCGAGATGTTGCTCAGGCCATCGCAGTCCTCGGAAACGAGGGCATCCGAGGCTCTACCGCAGGCACCTCTCTTCGTGGTGTCTTGGTTGGTTTGCTCGCAACCTCGGGCCCTGCCAAGGAGGCCATGCACGAGCTGGGCCTCGACACGAACTCGGTGGGCAACAACTTCTTCACGGCTGAGGGCAAGCTGCGGTCGTTCAAGGAAATTGCCGAGATTCTGAAGGGCTCGTTGGGCGGGCTCAAGGATCAGGTCTTCAACCTCGATGGCACCATGAAGTCGAGCAAGGAGATCAACGACCTTCTCGCTAACAGCAACCTGAACCTGACTGACAAGGTGAAGCTCAACGCGTTCGCTCACCTTTTCCAGCGCAGGGCCATGGGCGCAGCCTTCGCTCTTGCCAAGGATGGTTCGGACGCCTTCGACAAGCTGT